CTCGTCTTTTGTAATCGTGTTTGTTTCCGCCAAATTCAGAATCCATTTCCATGTAATCCATTTCTGTCATTTCAGTGTCCATCATGTTAGATTCATCCATCCAACCTTCTGTGTACTCATCCATTTCATCCAATTCATCCATTTCAGACTCAGTAACACCATGTTTAATTTTTCCAAAAGAAAATTTAGGACCTTTACCCTTTTTTTCTGATTTAAGACCTCCTCTGTTACTGTCTTTGAAACCTTTATTGTTAACAGAAGATTTTGACATGCCGTCTCTTCTTTTACCAAAACCGATTCCAACAGGTTTCATTCTTTCTTCCATCATAGGGTCCATGTCTTCATTTTCCTCATCGTATTGGATTTCATACATTGTTTCATCCGACTCACCCATTTCATCATACATTTCATCCATGTTGTGATATGATTCTGGTAAATCTTCATCATCATCTTCCATCATGTCATCATATGATTCACCGAATTCATCTTGTTCGTAGACCAATTCATAAACAACACTTTCATTTGTAGTATCCATTGATGTTGCTTCTATTTCATCTGAATCACCACCCATGTTAATCATGTACTCAGTATTTGCATTAGTATCAGACAAATGAATGTTGTCACCGTCTTTTTTAATGATAATACCGTCATTGTCACCCATTGCCTTAAATACTTTAAATACATCAGACATAGGTGCCTTTGTCATGTCTAACGGTGGCATTTCTACGTTATCAGTAGGAACCTCAGTCTCCATCTCGGCCGAAACTTCAGTTTCATCTCCTTCAGGTGACAATTCAGCATCTACGTCTATTGCTGCGCCTTCTTCTTCGTCATCGACTTGTGGTAATGCCGCATCGGCATCATCTCCTTGTTCGCGCACATTTTTTTTCTTTGGAGTTTTTAATGACTCCCTTACTAACTCACTGATTTCTTCCTTCATTGTAGAAGCAAGTATTCCTTTTGCGTTTTCACTAATAGCCTCTTCAATAGTTTTCATTTGCAATAAAGCTTTTTCTACTACTGAATCATTTGTGTCAAAATTCATTTTTTTTAAAATGCGTATTTAGTTTATTTTATAGATAAATATGCAGATGTTTGGAAAAAAATATTTTTTGGTCTTAATAAACAAAAAAAGGGAACATTTTTAGTGTTCCCTTTCAATTAAGTAGTTTAAATTTTACTCTATCACCTCATCAATTTTACTCTCAACAATTGCAGTAATTCGCCAATCCATCGAATATGTTTCATAGGCTTTAGTTACTTTTGCTTCCACATCGGTTGGTGAAAAACCTTTAACTAATTTTTCTTCTCTAATTTTTTTAATTTTACCTGTGTTATCATCAACCATATCAGTTGTGATTTTTGCTACAAAATACTTTTCGTCCATTTTTATTAATTTTTTTATTTACCTAAATAATCGGTTAATCTTTTCATTAAGTCAACAGACTTTTGTAGACCTCCACCACTTTCACCATGTACGTTTTCATGTTCTGAAAGTTTTTCTTCATATCTTGGTCTATCATCGGCATTCAAATAAAGGTATGCCCCAGGTGTTGATGGTGAAGAAACTAAGTCAAAACAAATTAATTCAAAATCTTCTTGGACCTCGTTTTGGTCTCCTTTTTTTACTAAAGACCCGACTCCACGAGACGATACTCCCATTGTGACACCTTGTCTCATGAGGTTCGCAGCCACATCACCCTTTGATGTAACTATTCCTCTTTCGTGAAAACCGGGACTTGTTAATAATTTTATTTTACCCATTAATACATTACCTTCCCACCAAGTTTCTGTAATCAAATGTGAAACTCTATCTAAATCAACTAAGGAAGACTCAGGGTGATTAAGTTCTGAAATAGACATACCTCTTTTGATAATATCTTGATATTTTTCAGCTTCTCTTTTTAATATTTTTTCAGGGTATATTCTACCATTTCTATTTGGTACGCCATATTTTTGAAGTGTAGCGTAAAAAATAAATGGTTTAGAGTGGTCCAACTGACCATATGATTCTCTTATGATATTTTGATTACGTGGTTCGTTAGGGTTTATAATTCCTGAATCCCATTCAACAAGAATTCCTTTACCTGTATCTTTTGGTCCTAATATTTTCATAAATTTTTATTTTATAAATATTAGGATAAATTGGTTTCTTTCACTTTACTTTTACTTAGGGTAAAATACTTGCTATTTTTTAAATCGTCTTTGTAGATAGAATTCAAAATATTTTTAATTTTACTTTTTAACATAAGTGATTTAAAATCTATAAATTGGTTGTGTATGAATAATGTTAGTTCTAAATTCAAAAAACTTTTTTTATTCTTTTGTATACCACTTGTTCTTAAATCTAAATCTACAATTTGTTTTCTTTCAAATATTGTGATATCAATTACCTCAAGTAACGTGTGTTGTATTTGTCTTTTTATTTCTCCAATCAACCTATTCCAATTTTTATCTTCGTCTGTTGGTTCTATCCATGTTTGTAAAACTATGTATATTGATTTTAAATTTTTAGCATCTACGGTGCCATAATAACACTTAGCATCTTCGAAGATGTTCAGTTTTGATGTTTTCCCTTTTTTCATTCATAATGTCTTTCAAGTTTATTGGGTTTATTGAAAATATAATTTAAAAATTAATATTTGTCAAAATTACTAAAAACATATATATTTATAAAAAAACACCCTTAATGATAATTGTACCTGTAAAAAATCCAGCATCTTTAGAACAAGCTTTGAAGCAATATAAATTAAAAATTTATAAAACAAAACAATTAGAAAAACTTAGAGATAGACAAGAGTTTGTAAAAAAATCAGTTAAGAGGAGAAAACAAAAAAACAAAGCGATTTATTTACAAAATAAATTCAATCATTGTTGATTATCATTCTTTTTTTTGTTTGTAAAAAAATCAATAGAAGTTAGACCCAAAGTTCCGAAAGCAAGTAATCCGATTGTTTCTACTAAAATGGTTGGTGGATTATATTTTCCACAACTTAAAGTACTAATAAATAAAGAAATAATTAGTGATAGACTACAAAGTAAACCTATAAATCTTTTGGAAGAAATTCCGCCATTAGCACCTTCCATCATATTTTTAAAAAAACTAATCATAGACCTTGGTTTAATTTTATAAGTTTGTATAGGTTGTATTTGTCTATTGGTGAACTTTTTATTTTTTGAATTGTTTGTTCTATCTTACTTTGTACTGTACTATCAGTTGACTCATTCAAAGTTGATTTAAGTTTTGGAATGATTGATTCTTGTATTTTGATTATGTTTTCTTTTAATTCTTCTTTAGACATATTTGATAAAGACTCAAGTTCTTTCATATCTCTTTCTGAAATGTTCTTTAATTCTGAACTCAAGCTTTGGTTGGCTACTTTCAACATCGAAGAAATTGGTAAATTTATAGATTCATTTACTTTCACTTCGTTTTTTGATGAGATAACATTCAAAATATTCTTTTTTGATTCAAGTAAAGTTTCTAAATTTCTTATAGATTTTATGTAAACAACGTTGTCAATATCTTGATAATTGTTATTACTATCTGTTGAAACTTTATTAACCCATTCATTTAATCGAATAATTCCTGAAAGATTATTCTCTAAAAGAACTTGTGAATACTCAATGGTTTCATTTATGTAATCAGTTGCAATGGTTTTATCTAAACCTTTTTTTTCTGACAAATCATCGTAGATATAATACAACTCAGCTAAATCTTTATTTTCTAAAAGGTTAGACTTTAAACCTTTCATAAACGAATTAAAAGTTTTTTTTCCGTAATGTTTAACAGAAGCACTTTCTATTTTTGACTTAATTGTTCCGAATGTATCCATGTTTTTTATTTAATAAATATTATCTATCTATCAATTCTTTTAACTTGTCGTTAATTTCCACTAAATTGTTTCTCCCTCTACCTAAATTCATATACAAAGAATCTCCGAAAAGATTTTCTTCTAGTAATAAATTTAAATCGTTTTTGTTAAAATTTTCGGGTGTTACTCCTCCTCCCGCAGGTTCTTCGGCCGGTGGTTCAGGAGCCGCCCCGCCACCCATATCCATACCTAAATCACCACCCGCAGGTTCAGCACCAGCCTCTCCACCCGCTTCTCCTCCTGCGGCAGGAGCTGCCGTTTTCTTACCGTAAAGATTATCAACACCATCGAAAATACCTGTTTTAGTGATAACTTCAGCCGTTTTACCTAACTCAGCAGCCACAGCTCTTTCTACTCTTTGTTGTTGTATATCCAATTTTATTTCTTCATCAGAAAACCCTAAAATGTGTTTTTTAGCCCATGACGCAGAAACAGGAGCCACTGAGTTAGCAATTTCAGCAACCGCATCTTTGTATAAAGTAATTTTTTCTTTCCAAACTTCGATACCTAATAAATCAGATTGTTTAGATGGGTTAGTAAGTCCTAATGTAAAGTTAGTCAATTCATCTTCAAACCCTAATAAAAACAAGTGAATAATTGCAATCTTATTTAGTTCTGCAATCATAGATTTTTGAATTCTATTAATAGTTCTAGCAAATCTAATATCCAATAAAGACAAATTTTTACCATCACCAACAGCCTCTTCAAAACCTAAATACGCTTTTGGTATTCTTAGAGCCGTTACTAACTTCTTTTGTATGTATTCAATATCAGCAATTTCTGCCAAGTTTGTTCCACCTGGTAAGGTCTCTATTGGATTTGTGGCTGCTGCATCTCTTACAGGAATAAAGAAATCTTGGTCAACCGCCAATTGATTATATCTCATATCCACATTTCCTGTTGCTGGG